CTCGTTTTGACATGCTTCCGGAATTTCCGGAGCAAATCGTCGTAAGCCAAGTTGAGGAACTTCGGTCGCATGGTCCCTCCTTTCGGGTGGGCCATCTGGTCAAGATCTCTTTGCCAATGCTTCCACGTTCTACCCTTCGCAGGGGGACCATGTTCGCGTGGCAATTCGAGAATTTCAGCGACCTTGTCTGATATTGGAGACTTGCGAACCTGTGAAACAAATTTGACCTTACCTTGCGGATGCGAGCCGTAAGTTACACAAGTTGGTTCCTGTCCAGTCTCGTCATCGCCAAGAAATCTGATGGGGTGCTTCGGTGAAATATCACTTGTTGGAGTGAAGTCAATCCCAAATTTCTCGGTGACAAACGTGCCCTCCGAATGACATGTTAGAGGGTCTTTGCTCATTAATTCAGAGTGAGCTCTCTCGAAATCCTGCCTTGTTATGCATGCTGCAACACCAAAATTCGTACCTGTCTTCCCAGCTACATGGAAGCCCAATAAGCATGGTCGACGTTGGAACGTGACAAGTGGTGAGCCGCATTGCCCAACAAAGGTGGGGCAGGGAGAGTTGTAACTACAACCAGTGAACTTCTCTCCATGCGAAAATTGCTTTTTCTCCATCAGGTTAACAGAGTCTTTGATCATCTCGCAATCTTCATTCAAGGCAGAAAATCCGCAATACAGCTGGGACGTCAACTCCCAATCTCCTTCTGGTAGATACTTGTGCAATTCCTTTTGCGATCCTCCTGATTTAATTCGGACCAAGGCAAGGTCATTGCCAATTTCTACCCAACAAGACCGATCGACTTTCTGTATTACTTTGAAGCCAACGGCCGTTGATGGAACGCGAGACAGGTGAATCTCCAATTCGTCATATTTGTCCATAACGTGCTTGGGGAAAACCCACTCATTTCCAATGAGAGGGAGTGCATTGCAGGGCGCCATACGGCGCTCACCGTCAACCACAGCATAGACCTTGGCAAATGCCAGTGATTCCCGTGTCATCCGTACTAAGTCATCATACGTGATATTCGAACTATGTTTAGATTTTGGGATCGCGGTCGGTGTAACCTTTTTCCAAGGGTTTGGTTGATCGGTCTCAAGGACTTCAGGGGCACGCTCCTGTGCCGATTGTGCTTGCAGTGGTTGAATGATGGTACGCGTTTGCTTAACCAAGCGGAATGCAGCATAGGCAGCGGCCGTAATGCCAAACATACCTAAAGTGACTGCTAAAATCGCGTCCTTGTGTTCTTCTATAGCTTCTGACAAGTTCCTAGCTAAGCTCGGTCCTTTTATGGAACTCAAGATTTCCATCTTACGGTTGTAATATTGAACCGCGCAAGCGATCGAAGTCGCTTTCATCTCAACAACGTCAACGAGAGGGTTG